TTTTTAGGGAATGATGAATTAGCAACACCGCTTACATCTATACCTGCAATATCGCCAATAGCATCTTTAACTATGTTGTATCCTTCTTGTCTTAAACCTTCAGATGTTAGACCTTCAAGGCTTCTTATAAACTGAAACGCTGCTAGGCCTGCTTCTAATGGACTTTGAAATGTTGACTTGCCGGAAATAAAATCATAAAGGTCTGCGCCTGCTCCAAAAAGTCCGTCAATGCCTAATTTTCCGCCCCCTAGTAACGATATTGGAGAAGGTTGTCGATCGTAATGAGTTGGGCCGCCGAAGCCTGTTGGACTACCGTCGGCTCCAGCCTTAACTAATCCTCTAGTGTAATGCACAGCTTCGTATGCAACGCTTATAGAATTTTGCATAGTAGTGTTACCATCTGCGCTGTCCACGCTGTCGTGTGACCATGTTGTAATTATTGGATTAACAATAGTATATGTTGTGTAAGATTTTCTAGAAAGTTGACTTATTTCTATACTTTGAAAAAACGGTACTGAGATATCATTATCTAAACCATATTTGTATTGGTTAAATCCAGTGCCTCTGTAAGTATTATCGCCACTGCCTGCTTTATTATATGCGCCAGGAATTCTTCCGTAGCTTGCATCAGCAAAATAATATCTATAATATGCTTCTAGTAGTGCAGTAGTTACACCGTAGTTGTCGTCGTGAAACGCGATGTTAATAGGATCATAAGTTATAGAAGTATGTACGTTCTTTTTTCTATTATACTTGTTTTTAGTTTCAACATTAGCTGAAAATTTAGGTAAGTCTGCACTTTTAACTAACATGCCTATTTCTAAATTGTGTTTGTCTGCTAATTCAGGCAATATAGTTCTTACAATTGGATCTAGCTTAAAATACACATGAAAAAGAAACTTTTGTTTAGGTGCAAATTTTAATTTGCCGTCAATAAACTTAAGTGCCGCCGCCGGTAATTAATGTACCTAAACCGCGTCCTACAGCAGTGCCAATACCAGTACCCTGCGGTGTTTGGATAGCATTGTCGTATTGTATTTCTAATGTAATTGTAACAGGTTCGTTGGTTGCATATGACAACGTATTGTAGTTAGCATTAGTAACAAAACAACCATACAACTCAAAAGTTTCTAGCACGTTTGGTGTGTTAGCACCGTTACCACCGTCTAGAATTTCAATACGTGTTGTAAACTTATAATCTTGACCGCTTGCCGCACTAGATTGTTCGTAAAAGTCAAATTGTTTCTGTAACTGTTCGCCAACAAGTTTTTGAACTGCGTTATTAACATCTTCACGCAAGTTAAGTGTAATTGGCGCCCAAGTGTGTTTCCCAGCTAGATATGCTTTAGAGTTATATGCATGAATTTCCATTGGTTCAAATGAAACCGTTGGTCTAGTAATATCTACAACCTGCTTTGTTAATTCAGTTGTCGGCGTTGATACACCAAAGTTTTCCAGTGACACCCTGAAGCGGTACTGGAGCTTGGGCATCAACAGACCCTGTGTGCTAGCGGAGTCTCCGCTAGCAAGTGGCACAGTAATTTTTGATAGTGTTGAAATTGCCATTTAACTTGCTCCTAATTCGTTAGTATTTATCATATTATAGGCCCGCTATTTCTCCGGTATTCTTTAAGCGCAATGGAATGTAGATAAACTCAATTGCCTTAACTGGCTCAATTGCGACATCAACATAAAGTTCATTGCGGTCAATTCTGTTTGGAGTATTATTAGATTCGTCACATACAACTAAGTAGTCGTAAATGGCTCTCTGACCAACTAGTTCAAGTAATAAGCTCTCAACTGCTCCTTTAATTTCGTCTCTTGTGATCTTATCGTTAGGTTCAAAAATGTATGGTTTAGCTAATAACGTTAATTGACTACGTAGGTATACTACTAAACGTGCTACGTTAATACGATCTAAAGCACTTGCATTTCTAGCGCGAGTTTTTTGACCAAAGTTTACCAAGCCAGCGCCAGCAATTGTAGTAATAGGATTAACAGCGTTAGTATACAGTGTATCGCGCTGTCCTTCGTTTAGAGTTACGCTTACAAATTCACCTTCACTGTTAATATAACCAGTTGAACTTGCATTAGTAATTCCGCCACGTCTTGTACCAGCTGGTGCAAACCATGGATTAGACACATTGTCGCTTAGTGCAATAGTGCGTAACATCATGTGACTTGGTGGTACAACAATATTATTACCAAAGTTATCGCTAGTAAAGCCCCATGGATAGAACACTGCAAGATATTCATCTCTTGTTGCTAAACCTTCGTCGTTGTCTTCAGCTACTTGTTTTACGTTAGTTGCCCATTCGTTTAATGTTGTAGCATTAGATTGTAATCTTGCAGGTGGATCACCTAATACAAATCCTGATAATCCACGATCATAGTTAAGGCTAACTAATTCACCAATTAGCTCTGGATATCCAGGTGCTGAAAGTATGTTAAAGATTCTTGAATCGTCATCACGTATGTCATCGTTGTTATTGATAACAGCTTGCATAGCCTGTAATACAACTTTACGTTGTGCCTTGCGACCAAAGCTACCAGAACCATCATTTTGATTACCACTTTCTGTTACCCAACGATGTGGATAATAGTTTCTCATGTCAGCATCTGCTAAACGTGTATTTTTATCGCCTGTGTTAATGTAGTTGCGAACAAATTTCTTAACATTAAATCCTGAACGGCGTAGATTCCATAGCAACATACCTTTTGGATACAATGCAGGATCTGGACAATCTGGATCAATATAGGCACTGCCTAGTAAATCTACTATTTCTGCCTTTGCGCTTGATTCG